GTTCAATGCCAACCGGACCCCAAAGAAAGTCTATGTGGAGGCGGGCCGGCAGCGCGCGGGCCTAAGCCGGGTTTTCGTGGGGGAGGTCACGGCGGCCTCCCCCACGTCTCCGCCCGAAATCTGGCTGGAAATGAAAGCGCAGACCGGCGCGTTCGAAAAAGGCAACCTCGTGGCGCGCAACGGACGCGCCACGGACAAGCTATCGACGTTGGCCGAGGGCGTGGCCAAAGACCTCAATTGCACCCTCATTTTCCAGGCGTCGGACAAGTTCATTTCGAACTATTCGTTCAGCGGGGCGAGCCTAAAGCAAATCAACGCACTTGCGGCGGCCGGCATGGTGGACGCCTACCAGGATGACGAGACTTTGGTGGTAAAGGATAGGGGGAAACCCTTGTCAAATCGCGTAAAGATCATCCGCTCGGATACTGGCATGATCGGGGTGCCGGAGTGTACCGAGCGCGGCGTCAAGGTAACCATTTTGTTTGATGCGGACACTTTCCTTGGGGGCGAGATCGAATTAACTTCGGAGCTTAACCCCGCCCTGAATGGGAACTATACAATCTATAAGCTTGATTTTGAATTGGCGTCGCGAGAAGAGCCGTTCTATTACCACATAGAGGCGGAGCGCAATGGCTAATACTTTCCCGTCGCAGAACCCCGCCGACGACGGCACCTTGACCGGCCTCATGAAACTGGCGGTGCGCAAGGCGGCGCAAGACATGAATGTCATGATGCCCGTGGAGGTGATCAGCTATGACCGCGCCAGTAACCGGGCCGTGGTCAAGCACATGGTGCAGATGCGCGCCAGCGATGGGCAGGCAGTGAGCCGGGCGCAGATCGCGAGCATCCGGGTGCAGCAGTTTGGAAATGCCAAATTTTCCGTGTCGCTGCCGATCAAGCCGGGCGACAAGGGGTGGCTGGTAGCGGCGGACCGGGACATCAGCGTTTTTCAGCAGGACATCGCGACTGAAAACCCTCCGAACACTGACCGGGCGCACAGCTTTGAAGACGGCGTTTTCATGCCCGACGCCATGGGGTGCCGGGGACGTGCCCGCGGGCGAGGGGGACCGCGTCGTTATTGGGTCCGTAAGTGGCGGCGCAATTTGGTCCCTGGATGACGATGGCGTTTACATCACGGTGGGGGGCGGTTAAGGTGGAGGATCACGGCGGCCGGCGTTGCAATTACCGGGGGCCTCGTGACCCACGACGCGCGCAACATCGGCAGCACGCATGTTCACACCCTGGTGACGCCGGGGACAGAAGAGAGTGGACCCCCGCCCGCTATGAGATGCTTCGGGCGCGACGACAACAACGACCTCATGCTGGCGGGAGGCGCCGTGTCTGTCGTCTCCGGTCTCCAGGCAACGCTGCAGACGTGTGAGCATGTCGCCAAGGCGCGCCTTGGGGAGATGGTGCTGAACGTCGGCGCGGGCCTCCCCTATTTTGAAACGGTGTGGGCCGGTACCCCCAACCCCGCGCCGTGGGAAGCCGCATTCCGGGCGCGAGTTCTCCAGGTTGACGGGGTGCTCGAAATCTCGGATTTGACCATCGCCCTTGAAGGGGACACGATGACGTATAGCGCGACGATCGTGACCACTTTCGGCACGGGGGTTATCGGTGGCTGATTACCAGTATATCGACGGTACGGGCGTCATCGTCGCGGACACGGCCACGATCAAGGCGACCGTGCAGGACGAATACCGCGCGGCGTTCGGCGCCGACCTGGACGTGAGCGACGAGACCCCCCAAGGGGTGCTGATCGTCGCTGAGACGCTGGCGCGCCAAGCGGTGCTGCGCAACAACGCGGCGCTCGCCAACCAGATCAACCCCAATGAGGCCGGGGGCGTCTTCCTGGACGCCATTTGGGCGCTGACCGGAGGCTCCCGCGTGGTGGCGACCCCGTCCATTCTGCGGGGGGTTGAGCTTGCCGGGGTGCCGGGAACCATCATTGACGCGGGCTCCCGCGCGTCAGTTGGCACCACGGGCGCGCTGTTCGCGCTGACATCCGCCGTGGTGCTGGACGCCACGGGCGTGGGGACCGGGACTTTTCAGGCGGTGGATGTGGGCGCGACTGCGGTCGCCATCGGAGCGCTAGACCAGATCGTGACCGGCGTCCTCGGGTGGGAGACCGTGAGCAACCCGACTGCGGCGGAGATCGGCAGAGCCGAGGAAACGGACGCGGCGGCCCGTATCCGGCGGCGGCGCACCTTGGCGTTTCAGGGGGTGACCCTGCCCGAGGCCATCACGTCCGGCCTCTACACGGTCGAAGGCGTGCGGAGCCTGGTCTTTCGCGAGAACCCCACCAACGCATCGGTCACGATCGAAGGCGTCACGCTCACGGCGCATTCGGTGTACGCCTGCGTCGATGGCGGCGCGGACGCCGACGTGGCCACGCTGTTGCTGCGGAAAAAGAGCGCGGGGGCTGCGTGGGTGGGGGACACCACCGTTGTCGTGATTGAGCCCAACAGCGGGCAGGAATACGCGGTCAAGTTTTCCCGGCCCGACGAGATCCCGATCTATGTCCGCGTGACTGTTCGGGGCACGGGGTACCCCGACATTCCCGGTCTCGTGAAAGGAGCTATGGTCGCCTACGCGCAGGGCCTCCAGGAGGGGGAAGAAGGCTTTGTCGTCGGCGGGGACGTGAGCCCGTTCGAACTTGGGGCTGCCGTGAACCGCGAAGCGCCGGGGCTCCAGGTGTCTAGTGTCACCTTGAGCCTCGACGGCATCACCTACAGCGCTGCGGAAATCACCATCCTGATCAGTCAGGTAGCCACGCTACAGGCCTCGGACATTGCGGTTACGGTGGCCACCTGATGGGCACGATCCAACTATTCGATTTTTCGGTGGGGCTCCTGCGGGCAATCCTTTGGCAGTATAACGACGCTGCCCGCCTGCAAAGCCTCCTGACGGATAAAGATGGCTGGTATACGGTCAATCAGGAAGAGTTTTGGACGGCGTGGATTACTGACGTTTTCGACCTCAATACGGCGAACGACTTCGGGTTGACCGTGTGGGGCGTCATTCTGGACATGCCCCTATCTTTCGGGCTTCCGGGCACCGGCGCACGCGAAGTTTGGGGGTTCGGGGACAACAACCTCAACTTCGAAAACGGCAATTTCGGGCGCGATGCGTCGGGTATCGCCGGCCTGACGACCGAGCAAAAGCGCCTTGTGCTCAAGCTGCGGTACTATCAACTCATCTCGGACGGCAGCATTCCGTTTGCAAACTATGTGCTCAAGACCGTATTGGGCGGCGGGTACGCGCTGGACCCGGAAGACATGACCATCACGTTCGTCTTCCCCACGTCCCTTGACAGCCAGGTGCGGCTCATTCTGGAGCAATTTGACTTGCTGCCGCGCCCGGCCGCCGTGGAAGCCAACATCCTGATTGACCCCGCGAATGCCTTCGGGTTCGATCCGTTCTATCTCAACTTCGAAAACGGGACTTTCGGCGCATGAGCAACCAGAAATTCTACCGCGTCCCGTTTGCCGCCTCGGGTGACCGGGCGCCGATCCCGGACACTGTGGATCCCGGCGGCAGCGTGAGCTATCCGCAGGGTTTCGGGCCGGACTACGAGCGGCCTCCCGGTACGGACCCGCTGGCCAAGCGCGTGCCGCGCGACGAGACGAACCAGTATATCTATGACCTGACGGACAACCTGCGCCAGTACCAGCTTGCCGGAACGCCGGAGTGGGTCACGGCGGCGCAGAACGGCGGGGTGTCCGTCCCCTATGACATTAACGCTACGGTGCTTTACGCCCCCACCACGGGGGACTGGCGCGTGTATCGCAGCCTCGTGACCAACAACACCGTCACGCCCGGAACCGACGACACCAAATGGCGGCAGGAAGATGCGTTCACAGCCGCGTCGCTGGCCGAGGCGCTTGCCGCGCTGCTGGTGTCCAAGGTGATCACGCCTGCGACGCTTGGCGGTGCCGTCCAGCAGTCCCCGTGGGTTTATGCGACAGCTGGCGGCACCGCCAACGCGCTCACGGTCGCGCTGACCCCCGCGCTTCCCGCCTACGTGGCGGGCACCGCGCTCCGGGTCAAGATCACCACCACCAACACCGGGGCGGCCACGGTCAATGTGTCCGGTCTCGGGGCGGTCGCCATCCAGCGCCCGGACGGGTCCGCTCTGATCGCGGGCGACCTGATCGCCGGGGCGGTCGTGTCCCTGGTCTATTCCGGCGCCGTGTGGGTGGCACCAGAAATTCCGATGCGGGCCACGCTGGCGGAAACGCTGGCGGGCGTCCTCACGTCCCGCCTGATCACGCCTGAGACGTTGGCCGGGGCAGTCCAGCGTGGGCAGTGGACCTACGTGGTGGGCGGCGGGACGGCCAACGCCATCACGGGCACCGTCGTCCCGGCTCCGACTGCTTATGACAATCTCCGGGTAGTGTGGGTGCTGCCCGCCGCCACCAACACCGCCGGGGCCGTCACCCTCAATCTCAACGGGCTGGGCGCCGCTTCGGTCACCGTCAACGGCGCCAACCCGCCCGCTGGCGCGCTACAGGCTGGCGTGCCCGCCATGCTGGTGCGTACGGCGGCGGGGTACGCCCTGCTCGGGGTGCCCCCCACTCCCGGC